TATTGTGCTGCCGTACCAGTATCAGTTTCAACTTCAATATCATTCGTTGTTATTGGAATAACCTCATTTGTCACAGGGTCGTAAGTTTCGACACTAACTTGAATATTAAACTTTTTATCTGTGTTAGCTGTATCTAACCAACCAGCGATACTAAATACCGGGTCACTTACTCCATCCCAATCAGTAGGAGCACATGAGCAAGAATAAAGTTCTTCATCATCAGTATTATAAATGGGTAAACTCCAACCAAAGAATACCCCTCTATTAACGAGTGTTGGTTTTCCTTGTGCTGTTATTCTTGAATAATTAAATGTAAAGGTTTTAGTCTTTGTTACTCTTGCTGTACCTGCCATTGTCATTATGCCATCATCTGCAAACTGAGTATAGTTGGTATCGTCTGCACCTGAGATGCGTACAGTCTCACTCCCACTTGCCATTGAGCCACGAAGCACCCCACCGATATTCAACTCATCACTAACGCCAACAACAGATAGGTCTAGGTTCGCTCCCATAATAATATTACGAGCCGCACCTACCCCAATGTTGTCTGCTGTCAAGCTACCTATGATGATGTTGTCATCCCCAATCGCTCGTCTTGCCGCACCATGCCCCGCTTGGTAGCCAACAAATACATTATCTTCACCAGAGGATTGATAACCTGCTCTGTGACCTATGGCTGTGTTTCTACTGTCTCCATCGTCTAATAAATATAACGTCCTTTCACCAACACCAACATTATAGTTATTAGTAGACCCATTTGAATATAGTCTACAAGCGTAACTACCGATAGCTACATTCCGAGAACCCCTGTTATTACCATTCGCTGAATACCCGATAGCTATATTATTACTTGTTGTTGAAACCTCCTCATTCGCTGCTGTACCAATACAAATATTATTTGCTCCTGTTGTGATTGACCCACCTGCCTGTGACCCGACCCCAACATTATCATATCCACCATTAAGACTTTCCAATGCACGATAACCAAAAGCAGTTACCCATTGGTCAACCTGCATTATGTTTGTACCATTAGCCTTTACTATTCCTGCTGAAGTGTTGGGGAATCTGTAATTCGTTGCCCCTGTTGGCGTGTCTGTACCATCATCAACCCATTCTGTCTCTGTATTATTCGATATCGTATGAACTGGTTTAGCTTGGAAGTATAAACCATTAACAAGCGTTCTGTAAATAACCCTCCCTGTAACTCTTGGGTCAGGAGATATAGGTATGTCTGTGTGGTTAATGTTTGAGCCAGCCGATATGGTTATATCTGGTTGATAGGTATTACTGTCTATTGTGTCGGAAGTACCATCATTACATACGAAGTGGATATCATAGTGGTATTCACCACCTGCGAAACTACTCCCGCTTCCTGTTTCTGATAACCCCGCTTCCCATGCTAATCCTAATGTTGAAGCATTAGTCACTTGGTCAAAGTTCAAATGCCCTGTTACATCAAGTATCTCTGCGGCGGTACTATTAGTCCCTATACCTATCTTCAACCCTGTGGATACACTTGTGATACGAGGGTCTATCATGCCTCCTGAGCCATTCCAGTACATTCTTAGGTCCTTAGCTACCCCACAAGCGATGTACCCAGTATCAGTCTGTGCTATAATATTCTGGTTGGTATTGACATCAAGCAGATTGAAGGTTGCTTCTGCAGCAAAGGCGTTTATAGTGAGTAGACTTGTAGTGGCGAACCTGAAGTCAAACACACCATTAGTTCCTATATCCATATCCAATGCACCATCAGCCGAACTGTATAGGTTAGATAAGAACTCAGTCGCAGTCACATCTCCTGTAGTCGTAAGTATGTCATCATCAAAATCAAATGTCCCACTACTTGCATACAGCTTATTATCACTATCTATAGTAATTGTTTTATTGCCACCTGCTGTAGTAGCTGTTAGTAATAAAGTAGGAGTATCGTTATATGGGTCATTACTATCTTTTGCAGGAGTAAAAACAAGTTCCCCTGTTTCTGATCCTGCTGTAGCACTTGCCCATCTAGCTCCCATAAATCCTGCAAAATTATCGTGTGTACCTCCACCATCTGTTAATCTAAAATATTGCCCTATACCAAAACCGTTAACAGCGTTGCCTGCTGCCATCCTTCTATCAAGTGTCATAGCACCATAAGTTCCACCACCACTCGCAACCCTTTGGACTGTTAAAACTGGGAAGGATGTTCCTGAAAAGATTGAACCACCACCAAATTTTCCAACACCTGTAGTGGTAAAAGCAGAAGCCCCTAACTCCCAATCTTCACCAGAAGCGTCAAAGACAGCATACTTCGTAGTTCCTTGAAGGGCAGCAGCAATATATATCCCATAGTAAGTGTCATATGTGCCACCAACAACAGTACCAACTTTATTACCGACCTGTAATCCTTTCCCAACGGTTACGATACCGCCAAATTGAGCTGTCATAGTAGAGTCAAATCCAATAACTTCAGAAGTAGTACCACTAAACGAAACAGTATTTATTGCCTTTACACCAATTAGCTGTGCTGTAGTATACCCAGCAGTTACATAACTTTTAGCATCTCCGACAACTCCTACTAAAGACCCTGTATAATTAATTTCTTGGTCTCCAGTTTGAGTAACGCAATCATAATTATAAAAGATTCCAGCTGTATCACCAGAGATGGAACTAACTGTAAAGTGGGTTTTTAGAGCAGTATATTGTCCTTCATCCTGACTTTCATCATGGTTAATATATACTTCTCCTGTGGTAGTAATATCACCCTCAAAAGTAAAGTTACCACTTCCATCAGTTGAACCCCACATATTAGTTATAGCTTGGTTCCAGTATTGGTCTGCTGCCAAATCAAACGACCTAATTGCACCACCATTAAAAATCTCACCAGAATGTATTTCGTTCCATTCAAATCCATTAGCTCCTAAATCATAAGTATATTGTGCGGAAGGTACTAGACCACTGGTAACATCTAAATCTATTTGTAATTGATTAACAGTTGCTTTGCCTGTTGTTGTAATATCATTAGCCTGAGCATCTATGACACTATTCCCACTATCCCATTCCATCAAGAGCTGTGTACCTGTAAGGCTATACCAAGAATCAAACTCTACCCCTGCTGTACCTATGCTCATTATATGGTCAAAACCACCACCAGAACTGATGTTATTAGCCGCACCGCCTACACCAAACCGCATCTTCTTTCCAGTAGTCCATTGCATCCAGGGGTCTACACCTGATAGTCCGGCAAGTATACCTACATACCCATCACTAGCCGCACCACCTGTACGAATCAGCATACTTGGGTATTGTGTACCCCAGAAGCTACTACTACCTACCCCAAGCTCAATACCTGCACTCTGATAGGATTCTGTGGTGAATCCCCCAGCCGCAGTGACTACCCCGACTGTAATGTTACCCCCGGGCATGTCAGATAGGTCGTTAAATGCTATTGATTCTAAAAGACTTCTAAACTCTATATCCATAGTTATCCTATATAAGGTTGATCCGATATGCCGAATCTTGCACCCAAGTTATCCGGATCTTATCTAGGTCGAAGTGGAGAAGATTGACTCTCTCCCCCTTCTTCATAGTCCATTTCTCCCCATAGGAGATGCCGTCACGGGATATGTCTACTTGGATGTTGCCTACTCCGTCACAGATGATGTAGCCGTCTACTGCGTTCCGTCCTCTATCAGCATTGAAGTCATGGGTCTGAGGGGAGTCCCCAGTGACAAAGGAGGCGTCTTCATAGACCTTGTTATCTGCCTTATAGACCCCTTCTCTGACATAGAGGTTGCCCCATTTATCTACCTGGGCGTGATGGCCTCTGTTATCGACCCCATCAATGTTCCCACCTTCTATTTTTACTGGACCTGCCATAATAGCTCCTATTTATGTTCGTTATATACCTGTCTTATCTGGTCTGGAGTCAGTACTCCTTTGACAGCTATGAAGTTGGCTATGCTACCATCAAATGTTGCTGACACAGCGCTGTTATTTCCTATTATTAGCAATGTACTCCCAGCGGCAGGTGTTCCGCTATTCTGGTCAGCGACACCACTAAGAACTCCATCTATATACATGTTTGTAGATGCACCAGTAGTGTCACGGGTCATACAAATAAAGTATTCTCCACCATCTACTATCCCGTTAGTGCCCCCTAAAGCAGTAGACCCTCCACCACTGCTGGAAAACACTAATCTGTCACTGTCATCAGATACAGCAAAAAGAGTCTTGCCATTGTCGCATATTCTACCAGTATTGCCTTCACCATGGGTTGTGACTAGTATCCATGCCATAAGGGTGAGGGGTCCTGTTCCCAACATCTCACTAGCATAGGTGATCTTGGAGTCTGCTCCATCGAACTCAAGCCATCTGCCCCCATGAGCTAAGGCCCCATCTACTATGGAAGCTCTGGTAGGGGTTTCCTTGGTCTTGCGGTCAGCAGGTCCTATCCCGTCATACCATGCCAGTACATCTTGAATCTTTATAGTATCAGGAAGTTGATTTAACCACATAAAGCCTCCTAAGCTGTGTTAATGTTTACCCAACTCCACTGCCAAGGAAGGCCAGGGTACTCGAATGTTATGTTGGTTATGTTATTTGCTCCAACAGCATCAGCATCAGTGATGGACATAGTTACTATTTTGACTTCTAAAAGTCTCTCGCCATCTATTCTGGCAAATAATGAACCAGGGTTTGTTACTGTCCCATCTGCTTCTACTTGGAAGTTAACCTTAGCTCTATCCCCATCAATGATTAGGTTGCGGCCATCAGATAAGGCTATAGAAGTACCTGCTACTCCAAAGTATACCCCTCCATCCCCTGTGTCTGTAGCTGTGAAACTTACTGTTTGGGATGTGTCTGCTAATGTCAGGTGATCCCCTTCGATTGTTACCCAAGGGCTACTTGATGTGTCTATTGTCCATGTTTGAGATGCGAAACTCATTTGTTCCTCCTTTAAAAGAATCTTTTTTGGTAAATTGCGTGAATATCGTACCATGACATATATCGTGATGCGAAATTCCGTCTACTCATAATACGCTTAAAGCCTTGACGCTCGAACTCTCTGTTCAGAGCATCTTCACTCCACATTACGTAGTGTTCTCGCTTACGCCAGTGGGGAAAGTCTCTCACTCCTGTTTTTTGTATAAAATCTATATCTGGTGTTGAGATGAAGACGACCCCATCTGGCGATAAGAGGTCATATATTCTACCTATAGCTTCTATTGGGTTGTTGAAGTGTTCAAAGACATGTGACATGTATATGAAGTCAAATGTGCGTTTGATGTCCTTTTCCTTGATGAACTTGGCTAGTTCCTTATCAGATGTATGGGGTTGGAAGTCATAGGTCATGAAATCCCCTTTGTAGACATTCCCTGTACCTGTGATGGTGGGGTTGACATCTATCCCATAGGTTATCCAGCCTCTCTCCTCATAGAACTTCATTACAGTTGGGGAGTTAAAGCCTACGTCTAGCATCATCCTGCCGTAGGTGAGTTCCTCTATCATATTGACATAGGTGCGGGAGGCATGGATGCTCCTTACATCAAACTCCTTACCTGATATGTAGTTTGCTAGGTATTTGGCGTTGTACTGGTCATGGGATGGGAGTTCTGACTGGAATATGCATCCACATGCACAGCGGTACCAGACAGCATCTTGCTTCTCCTTTGACTCATGCACTAGGTAGACATAGTTGGTATCAACTCTGCATACTGGGCACTTCAGAGGGAATATTTGCTTCGATGGCTCTGCTTGAACTGCTGTAGACTTCTTTGAATCTGTCATATAACCTTTCTGGGGTTAACCCCACTGCCATGCACCAGGCTGCTCCGGTGACTACATCTATTGGGCACTGAATCCCATGGTCGTAAATTAGTCTGAAGCATGGTGCACAGGCACACTTTGCTTCTAGGCTATAGTCATTAGCGAAATGTTGGGTAATGTTCTTGATTGTGGTGTGCCCTAGCAACCCTATCTTAGGGGTGTCATAGCACCCAGCTGCATGGAGGAGACCGGTATCAGGGGCAATCACCAAGTCAGCATATCTAGTCATACACATGGCTTGCCGAATGCCGATACGACCAGCCAGGTTGTTTATCTTCTTGTCGATAAGGCTCTCCAAGAGCTGGCACTTCTCATCCCCAACTGTAGTGATAGTGACATTGGAGTAGTTCTTTAGAATTTCTCCCATAACGTAGTCAACCCAAGGGTAGACCTTTTGTCTTCCAGAACCCGACATAGACCAGAGGATGTTAAAGTCTGTTCGTTTAAGTAATGATAGAGAATCAGCCTCTTCCTTTGGGGTAAAATGTAGCTCTGGTCGAACTGGAGTTGCCTTGTATCCGGCCCATTCGAGTGTGACATCATAGTAGTTTCTGTCACAATGGTCTCGCCGTTCTTCTTTAGGGTAAATGTAGCGAGGTCCGATCGGATGAAGTGCGACATTGCATTCGAGGCTTTCAGTAAAGTCGATATGCCTATCATGTGGTATCCTCTTCTTTAGTTCTTCTATATACTTGTGGAATTCCTGTATAGGGATATTGTCATCATGAGCTATGAACTCATCTACATTAGGGCTATGCTCGAGGAGCTCCTTCCCTCTCTTGCCTGTATGTAGGATGATGTAATTCCCTTCTTCCTTGAGTCTCTTTAGCACAGGGGTTATGATAACCATATCTCCATATGCCCCTAGTCTTGTAACGAGGACTCGCTTCACTTAAAACCTCCCTTTGGTTCTGTTTTCTCTTATTCTAATCTTCTTTGCTGGATTCCCGTACCAGACTTCGTCTTTTGGCACATCGTGGGTGACTACACTCCCGGCACCGATAAGTGCGTTCTCTTTTACTGTTATCCCGGGGAGTATAATGCAACCTGCACCAATGGAAGCTCCGTCTTCTACGAAAGTGTTCTCCCATTTGTCTCTACCTCCAGGGGGGTACTTGTCGTTAGTGAATACTACACAGGGGCCTATGAAGCAGTTGTTCCCTATGGAGACCCCCTCAGGTATGAAGCATTTGGCTCCTATGCGGTTGTCATTGCCGATCTCAACCTTACTGCCTATTTCTACATAGCTGCCTATAGAGTTGTTGAGGCCTATCCGGGCTGTAGGGTAGATGTTGGTATATTCCCATACATCATTCATTGCCAATACTCCTATGCTACGAACTGAGTTCCTTATTCGTCTCCAGGAACGCTGCAATAGATTTGTTCGGAACTTGCTCATTTATCTTCTCCATGGCTGGGGTCACGCAATGACCTCCAATTGCCTTGTCTGTGGGTTCTAAGATGGTCTTACAGAAGTTATCCCCATCTACCTCCTTGATTGTGTCATTATATGTCTGTGTATATTGTTTAATTCTGTCGGGGTCTACATTGAACTCATCACAGCATCTCTTGGCATATCGCCAGAACTCGATGTTGTATCCGTACTGTGTCAGGCTCAACAACTTCGCCAGTTCAGTAGACTCCGATGGGAAACTTGGGGTTGGGTTGTATGCCCATATTTTACAGTAGTCTTGGGCTAGTTCTAAATCCTTACTGTGATCGTACCCTATGAAGAGGGGGTATTTCTGTATTCCCTCGGCTAGGTTGACATGTCGTCCCCTTATAGGACAATGGACCTTTGGTCTCTTAAGTCTGGCTGTAGCTCCTACAGTTGTGGTCGTATGGATTAGGGTTAGAGCTGGTTTGAACAGGCTGATGTAGTTATTGGTTATGTCTGTGAATTCCCATGTGTAGGGATAGCAGATGTGGAGGTAGTCTACTGGCTCTATCTCTACATTGTCATCCTTGTCCTTACAGATAATCTTGAAGGATTCACCTGTCTCTGCACACCTCTTCATTAGGGTTTGGAATAAGGCTTTTCCTATCTCTCCCATACCTACTATAGCTATCTTCATATGCATAACTCCTCAAGCTTCTTGTATACTTCCCACATATCATAATTGTCTTCTATATATCTGCGGTATGACTTGCTGTCATATTTGTTGTCTGTTAGCATTTCTACTGCCTGGTCTATGGAGTCCCACATGCAGTCTTTGGGGTACTGGCCTTCGCTGCCTACGAAACGATGAACTACTGGTTTAAGGCCAGAGGACATGCCTTCGATAATGCAGTTGGGGTTTCCCTCGACAGGGGATGACAATAGAATATAGTTGTGACTGTCGAATACCTTGTTGATGTCTTTGGCATAGCCCCTGACCTTTAGATTGGGAAGGTTATAATAGCGGAGGTATAGGTAGTCCCTCTTGCTGTCAATGTTCCCATAGATGTTGAAGGTGTAGTCTGGGAGTTTCATAGCTATCTGCATTAAGAGGGGGATACCCTTCTTGAAGTTCAGGTCGGCTAGGAACAGAACCTGCTTACCCGGTTTCTTCTCCTTGTAGGGAACCCTCTGGAGGTCTATGGCATTGTGGACCATGGCACCGTTAGGCAGCTTCATCGCCTCCATGATGTATTTGTTGGTGAACAGCACACGGTCGAACTTGGTCCAGTCTATACTACCCATGTTGTTATGCCAGAACTCATAAGAGCGAATCCAGCAGATATACTTACGGCAGAGCTTGGGGTGGCTGGCAAGCCATCGGACTCCATCATCTGCCCAGGCTGACATTAGGATGTCATACTGGTTGACCTTGTTGACTTGCAGTTTGCAATCGAAGTCAAAGGTATGCCCTTTGCTTTCAAAGAATGGCTTGAAGTACTTCAACCATACATTGGGCCAGGGGGTTATGAATAGTATCTTCATTTTACAAACACCATAAAGTTGTAGGATTCCTCGCTTGAGAATCCATAGTTTTCCAGGTAGATAAGTTTGCCTACTGGGAGTAAGTTATACAATGTGACAACAGTGTCTAGCGGCTGAGTGAGGTCACGCTGTTCTGGTTGATTGAATATCATCAGCCCACCAGGTTTTGTCAGAAGCATTACATTATTTAGAGCTTGGGACAAGTTAGTCACATGCTCGAGGACATCAAAGCAGGTCGCTACGTCATAGAGTCTGTCTGAGAGATATTTGGTGATATCCTCGTCGAGGTCAACAGCGTCTACTGATTTGGCGTATACATTCATGCAAGAAGTAATTAGACCACTGCCAGAACCTATATCGATGATATCCTTTCCAGCTATCCATTCTGGAATAGAGGATACGATATGCAGCATACGCCCTGATACTTTCAGGCGTTTAGCATGGCTACGATAGAATTCTTTGATAGAAGTCTGTGACTGTTCCAATATTTTTCTCCATGGTGAACTGGTGACGTTTGAGCATTACGTTCTTCTGACATGCTTCTCTCTCATCCCAGCGTTCTTTAATCTCATCTATTGAGTTGACTGATATACCTATGCCGTGTTTTTCTACAAAGTCGCCTGACTGCTTGGCATTAAGGGCTATGATCGGGATTCCTGCTGACATGTATTCGAATAGTTTGTTGGGCATTGTGATATCCCATTCCCTGTGCTTGCCTATGTTGCCGCAGAGTCCCCAGTCATATACTCCTAGGAGGTTGATGAGGTGGTTGTGTTCTCGGGCCTTGTTCCACGCACATATGTGCTCATAGACTTTCTTATGCTCTGGGTACTCGCTGAAGGGTGAGTAGATGTTGAAAGCTATGTCTGCCTTTAAAAAGGCATTACAGAGTTCTACATACTTACAGTAGTTCATATACTTTCGAGCTGAAGGGAGGTCTACCCTGCCTTCATATACTATTCCTCCTATATAGCCCCAGGACTGATAAGCTATACTCTGCTCATTGCAGTATGGGGGCAGGACTAAGCAGGGTGTCTTTGATACCTCTTCAAAGATCTTCTTACATGCATTAGATGGGAGTATTACCCCATCTACCCAACTGCCTACCAGTCTCTCCTCGGTAGAAGCATCTATCGGGTCCTCTGATCTCCACCACTGTGCATCATGCCAGTCTAGGACTATTCTTTTCTCTGGAAGGATTTCCCTACAGGCTATTACGACCCAAGAGGGCTCACTTACTGCGTGGATAATGTCTACATCATGGAATCTCTTGAGGGCTTCCCGGAGTCCTAGACTTGTCTGATAAAATGTTACTGTTTTGAAGATGTCTGCTAAAGGTATCTTAGCTGTCACCAAGTGCAGGTCTACCTTGTCACTAAGAGCTATAAGTTCTTTGGTTGTGCGACTGCATACCCTGTGGGCTAATACCAGTACCTTGAGTTTCATCTTGTCTCCTAAGTTTAGACGCTAGGGAGATAGACTACTCATCTATCCCCCTAACAATCTAACTAAGCTGCATCAGCGATGTCGAACTGTTCCTGTACATCAATGTAATACTGGAAGTTCCCGGCTGACCCAATAACCCCTACAGCACCCTGTAGCACAGAATTTGCCGCTACAGTTGTTGCGGTTGTTAAGGTTGCACCTGTTGCAACATCAGCAGTGGCTATGTTAGCCGCCACAGAAGTTGTGAACTGAGCGATAGTAGCCGCCCCAGCCGCTGTGACCAAGTCTAAGACTGTGTCACTAGAAGCTCGAACAGTATTATCTTGTGCGATAATACCGAACTTGATGATTTTAGTCTTTGTTGCGAAACTAATTTCATCAGGGTGAACTGCTGCCGCACCTATTGCATCCACATTAGGGAAGACAATACGCCTTTTCAAACCATATTTTGCATCTGAATAACTCATTTGTCCTCCTTTCTAAGCAGTTGCGGTCAAGTGAATGATGTGAGATTCTCCGTCACCAGAATAATCCCATGTCTTCACAAAACCACCCAGGTAATACCATGCGATCGCCTGGTCTCTTCCAAAATCCTTAGGAAGATCTATTCTTATGTTCTCAGCTATAGCGATACCCTCACGGATAGCATCTGCACCAAAGAACACAGCTTCACCAAACTGACTTCCAGAACCGACAGTGTTCTTCAGGATGTTGGTCTCTTCTACGAATCTGCACCCGTAGTACTGACCAATTTCCCCATTGAACATCGGTTTGGCTGTTGTCTGGATTACTTTGCTCTCAAAGTAGTCATAAAGACCACGGATTGAGTTTGTAGAGGCAACACATATGTAGTTGTTGCCATCATAGCGGGGAACATTCATGATCTTCATCTGATCGATGACATCTCTGACGTTCTTGTCGCTCATGTTACCTGTTGATGTTGCCGCTGCTGTACCATCTGTATAGAAGCTAGTTGTAGCTGTATTGACTACTACTGCCTTATAGTCTGATGTTTTGAACTGCATAGCTGCTGCACTATCAAGCACTTTAGCCATATCATTACGGAGTACTGTCCTAACGATGTCTGGTACTGCCACTTCCGCAAGGGTTTGGGCCTTGAGGGTGAAGGGAACTGCATTCCCGTACTCAGTTACGTTAAGTGTTCCTTGTGTAATGGTATAGTTTCTCTTTGGTATCGTCGCTGTTTCATTGATAGTCCCACCCTGTGTTGAGATGTTACTTATCTTTGTGAACAGGACTGCATCGCCCCGATTCTTTCCCATAGCTGCTTCAGCATCTACGAACTGCCTGAACTTCATAATAGGCTGTGCGAGATGTCGAACCTTCTTTGAGAACTCATCAGAAGCGAGGTATCCACCAAGAGAATTTACCGACCATACTTGCTGTCCCATAATTCTCCTTAGCTATTTCCCATAGCACTTTCTTTGACTTTTTTACGCTCGGATAATACGTCGTCTAAGCGTTCTTTATCAGTCATTGTTCCTCTTTGGCGTTTTGGAGGGGCATCTGCTTTAGCCCTGCCAGAGTTGGATGTTAATGACCGCTTGCGTCTCTCTTTCACTAGTTTTTTCTTGAGATTCCGCTCTGTTTTGTTACTTGATTTAGACCTCTTACGGCCTTTGATCATGTGCACCAGGGCATCTGATACAGCGGTCCTAACCCCTAAGCGATGGTACTTCTGGAACATTGTTTCATCCCAGTCGTCCGCATTGTCGCTATCAGCGGGATAGCCATTGAATAACCGCCAGGCAGACTTATAAAAGTCACTTTTCTGGTCTTTCAGATCGAACTCTTGGCCATATTCCTTAACTAGGGGTGTATGGTCTTTTAGGATCTGGGTCCATTCAACTCGTTGGTGCCGGTCTGAGTCAACTGCCTGTTTTTGGGATTGCTCATACTCAGACTTGAGTCTGGTCTCTTGTTTCTTAAGCTTATAGTTCATTATCTCGTAGATGAGCTCTGCATCATTGTCTTCTACGGCTGTGACCATAGCCTTTTTCAGCTGGGCTTCGCTATACTCCTTTTCCTGGGGTTTAGCTGGCTCTGCTTTCTTGGATTCAAGATTAGCAATCTTATCATTCGCTTCATCGAGCTGGCGTTTAAGTTTGTCAATTCCTCTCTTAAACCCGTCTTTGTTACGAGTTGGCGGTGCATCATCGTCATCGTCGTCGTCGGTCTCATCAGATTCAGTGTCATCAGACTCGGTGTCCTCGAGGTCTAGCCCCTTGGAGTCGTCATCTGTGGAGGACTCTGAAGAATCCTCTTTCTCTACGGGTTCAGGAGCCGTTAGGAGGTCATCCTGGACCTCTGCTATTGACTTTGACCCTTCATCAGTAGACGTTGTATCAGCAGTGTCTACAGTTTCATCTGCTATCTTGTCTTCTAACATTGTATCTCCTCAGGGTTTTAGGTACCCAGAAACTATAGTTGTGGTTCACGGGGTTGTAAGTTACCCAGAAACTATATTGTGAGTGTTATTTGACTGTGTAATAGTCGTTGCCCTTCTTCCTTCTACTGGTAATGGAATAGGTTCCGCCTATTCTCATAGCATCATCTAAGGGTATCCATCTGAGACTACAGATCTGACATCTGACTGCCCTGCTGGTCTTGATGAACTTCAATAGGGAATGGGAGCAGGATAGCTTCTTGTCTCTGATGCTGTGCTTACAGTTCCCATCTTTCACACTATTCCTCTTCCTTAAGCCTTTCACACTATTCACTTTCTTACCCATTCCTTATTCTTCCAGGTCCAGTTGCCTGTGCCGGATTTCTTCCCCGGCCCGATGCCTATCTGGGAGTTCCCAGCCCCTGAGAATGATTTCCTCTGGTCCATTTCCCTAAGCAGTTCATTGGTTGCCCCTTTTTGATGGAGTTCGGCCTGTCCCATGAGGGATTTAGCTAGGCGAACAGCTCGTTGCTCGTCGGCCCCCTTGGTGTTGCGGAGCCGGTTGATTCGGTTACGGCAATCCTCGTAGTGCATTCCGATCTTTGGGTGTATCATAAGTTACCTGTTTAGTCTCCTGGCTGCGTTCATCTTGTCTAGTTCTGCTTGGGTTATCCTCTCTATTGCTATCATCTTTTCGAGATTAGAGTCTCCCCTACTGCTGGATGAGGCTGGGGCTCTCTTCCCATGATCTGATTTGGATGGGGTGGTTGCCCTCTTAGCCCATTTCACTGAGGCTTTTCTTGCCTGTTCTCCTAAAGCTGTTGATTTCTTGGCTACGTCTACTGCATCAGATATCCCACCTGTCAGCAGTCGAGACCAGAATTTCTTCTTCTTACTCGCCATATTCTTCTCCTTCCATCAAAGGTATTGATGGTCCTTTGATTCTCTCAGATTCTATAGAGCCAATTCTGCTCTCGAGAACCTTGATTTGTCTCACATAGTCAAGGATGCGGGTATGGAAATCTATTAAGGCAGTCTTATACCCTATATAGTATTCTCTACGTTCATCCTTCCTAGCTCTATCTATAAGCCCATTGGTCCAGGAGTTACCAATCTTGCCCCCCAGGACATCAATGATTGACTTATCAATTGTCGGTTCTATAACCTCTGTCCAGACACTATCAGATAGCCATTGCTCTACCCGACGGCAGAGGGAAAGCTTCTTGGTTAGTGTGTTTTCCTCTACGGCTAGCTGCCGCAGGAATCCGTCATCTGAATACATTAGACCACCTTCTCCGGTTCTTTGGCTACCTCGGTTTTACCCTCTATTTCCTTAACTGTCTTCTTCCCTCTAGCCCTTATCTTGGTCACATCCTTCTGACCCTGCCCTAGTATCTCCTGCATCTGGGTAATCTGCTGGGAGAGTTGCTGGGCCTGTTGGGTCATCTGGCCTATCTGGGTCTGGAGTATCTCGGCTGGATGTGTTAGGAATTTATTCGGGTCCTTGACCCCATCCTTCTCTAGCCAATCTGACGCCGCATTGTAGAGGTCTTCCTGGTTTGCTATCTGTGCCTTCATTAGGTTGGCGATGACATTGACTCTGTTGTAGGCTTTCTGGGTACTAAACTGGGCATCAGAGACTTCCAGGTTCCCATTGGACTTGACCTCTGCCGGGAAGTTAAAGTCTTCTCTGGTTACTACTGTCCCGTCTATGTAGATGGATTCCTCTAGTCGCTCGGCTAGCATATCAAATACTTTCCTATAGACCTTAGAGAGACTGTTGTTCCAGTTGATGACGTCTATGGAGAGGGGACCTGTGTTCTGCTTGATACCCTCTTGGATTTCCCCAAGGGTTTTCCCACCCCCTGCGTTGGTGGCGTTCCTGAATAGCTGGTCTCCACTGCTGACATATTCCTCTGCATAGGCCTTTAGGATTTGCATTATGCGGTCACTGGAGACATCCACATTATTGGTCTCATTGAGCTTGCGGATCTCCGTCCCTATGTTCTTGACTGGTATCTTCCCTCCCGGTACAAAGTGGACATGAGCATCCATGATTTCAGAATTACTCATCACTTCCCACATTGGGGTGTTGTTCATCTCATCTCTGATAAGCATGTTGTTGACAGATTTCTCCATCATATCCTGGATGGCTCTGATCTGCTCGGGCAAGCCCCTAGAGTTATGGTATCTGGGGTCCTTGATTTCGTTATCATGCTTCTCATAGTTCCAGCCGTCAAACTCATAAGGGAACTGCATATCTTGGAGGAGGGATTCCTCTGGGTCTAGGGTGTCGGCTAGGAATGTAAAGACCCATTTCTGGGCTGGTTCAGATTCCTTAGCCTTATAATAGCAGAGAACCTCATGGATTTTGAAGAGCTCGGTCTCAAGGTTTTCAGATGCTATCCCCTCATTCCGAGCCTTCTGCTGCTCAATCTCATTATCATCCCTCTGGGCGACCCCAGACATGTCCAGCTCGTCGATGTCCTTGTCGAGCCAGATCCCATCAGCTATCTTCTGCTCAAACTCCTCCTTGGTCACAAAGTATTCATAGGCTATTCGGGGGGACTCATTGATGTCGGTTGCAAAGTTAGGGACTATGATTTTGCTTGGTAAGGGGATTTCTACATTAGGGAGGGAGGTGTACTCATATACATCAAACTCTATATTCTTCTTCCCGTCAGCAAACTGCTTCAGGATATCAGCAATAACCATCTTGTCATCGTCATCGAGGGGATCAAGATTATAGCGGTCTGCTAGGAAAGCTGTCTTCTGTTCCTTGGGCATAGCCTTCAGGGCTGCTAGTTGCTCCGCGGGATAAGCCTTAAGGTTGATTACCTTATGAACCACCCTACTCTTATATTCCTCTACTACTCTGAAGATCGCATGACCCTTTTCTTTAGAGTAATCTGCTGCCAGACACATCTTCTTAAACCAATCCATCTCGGGCTTCCTGAATATCATATTGAGGGCCATCTCAGCCTTCTTGGCCTTCTCGACGTACTCTGGACGAGAGACTACTCCCTCTTCGACCTTTACTACACAGAGCTTCTTAGGGGCCCAGGCTGATAAGACTAGAGCTGGGGTTGCCTTCTTAATCCACTTGTCAGTTACTGGCAGGGGGATGTTAGGGGCTCCCGGGTATGGTTTGGTAGTATATCGTTTGACACCCAGTCTCTGGTTACTAGCTATTCGGAGCTTAGATTTCCAGTTAGCTCTGTTGTCATCATCCTTGGCTATCTTAGAACGAAGGTCTGTTAGGAACTCACCAAGCTCTACGGACATCGTCCTATCTTTAGGTACATCTTTTGGATTCGCTTCTTTATGTGGCATTATACACCTATATAGTTGGGATGGTTCTCAGTATAAGACCATCCGTAGTCATTAGCGTTCTGGCTCTGTGGACTGTCATAGAAGTCCCGCCTTAAACGTCTCGAAAAGTCTCTCGAGGGGTCACGTAACTGCTTGGCTGTCCATAATAGTAGCATAAAAGCATCTGCCCTGTCAGGTGACTGCCCGAGTCTGGATTTAACATTCTGTTTACTCTCAGCCATTATCTTTCCATTAGAGCGGAAGGTATACTTGGTAGATGATAGCTGTCTGATAAGTATTGGGTCGTTATGGATTGAGACGTTTCCGGCGAGGAATTGTTCCCTGGCATACCAGAGCATCTCGGTCTTAAGGTTAGAGAACTTCATATCCTCATGAGCTGATTCCCCTCCATTAATAGGAAGGACGGGTTCCTTCATCTCTGCTAGTCTGTCTGTGACTCCCCCTCCTAGCCCAGCATCATCAACCCCGATAAGCTTGGCATTAAACTTCCTCCTCATGTTAATGATTCTCCCTACAGTCTCCATAAGTGACTTCTTCGACGAGACATCCTGGGCTATAAGGCAGTTGCCCTTTCCGAAGTACCCAACTATTTCATCATCCCCAAAGCGAGCAATATCATAGGCTATAACAGGCTTATCCTCTATTACGATTTCCCTGTTGATAGCAGGGCGAACAGAATCTGGAGGGATTATCAAGTCAGAACCTGAGAGCTCGTCCCAGTTCCCCTCGAGGAATCTCCTAATCCAATCTTCCGGATAGGTTTTCCTGAGGTCTTTTTCATAGGTGGCAGGTAGGAAAGGATTATCCCTCGGAAGGGAAGGAATAAAGAGATAGTCCTCTCCACCTCTGCCTAAGACGAAGTCATCTTTGAGCCAACAATCATCAGGGTTAGTAGCCAGTATGCCATAGTACTGGGGAAAAGTACCATTGGGCAATCTCCGTCTCAATCTTGATTGGAATAATAGGAAGTTTTCTCTAGGGACTTCGCTAGCCTCGTCGATGGCGAACCATCCCAGCTCCATAGACTTCAGTTTGCTGATGTTCTCCTGCTCTGCTAGCCCCATGTACATTATCTCACTTCCATTGTGGAGATAGAAAGTATGTTCTGCTCGGTTATGATTCTTTATCAGCTCTGGCTGAAGGGTCTCCTCGAGAGTCTTCAAGGTGGAGTTCTTAAAGTCAGAGAGATGGTAGCGACACATAACCCCTCGGTTCCCTGGATACTGGAGGGACAGCTCCTTGATCTCCTCACAGAGCCAACGGGATTTCCCTCCCCCCATGGCCCCTCCGAAAAGCTTATAGCGTTGGGGAGCCGAATGAGCAATCTGCTGGGTCTTGGTTGGTTTATATTTATTCTTTATTATCTTCATAAGGTTCTCTCGTCGATCTCTTCTAATCTGTAAACCCAGCCCCTTGAGTTACAACTGTCAACCTCGTCGAGCCTTACACTACAAAACCTCTAAATCCGCCCCCTGTAGTGTAAAACCCATTCTCTCGTCGGGCTCCGCTGGCTTGTCAAGCTTTATTTTCTGCTGTTAAGAGTAACAAACAGTTGGTTATTATTCCTCTTCAAAAAAAACAGGCAAGGTGAGTTTGGATAGGACCCCCTATCACTTCATTCCCTCTGCACAAATAATAATTCTTTTTTCTCGTCGAGAAAAGCATGCTTTCCGCCCGCCAATGAATTTAGTTAACATGTTAACTATTCACTTGGTGAACTATTCACTAGGTGTACTATTCATCCGCTGAACTATTCACATCATGAACTATTGCACCAATGGTATCATCAATAGGCTTTGTTTCGTCAATGTTTATAGTAGCTTTCCCGCATAATGACGGCCTTGGAGTTTGGCTTACATACTGCAAGTCAGGACTGATTCTCATGCTCACATCTTTAGGCATTACCGCAGAAGCGAAGCGGATTAATGACTCGGTTGAGACATCATCCAGGTTCCCGGCGTTCTTAAGTCGTGTATTTAAAAGCTTTATGAGATTATCCTTGGCCTGGGTCAATTTGTTCTTACTACCTTTCTTACGGCCTGAAGGATTGCCGGACTGGCCTTTCTTATACCCCACTGCTGCCCCCTGTAGTTTGCAGGGCTTCAGGCTTGATACTGATAGGCTTTGGCACTGTAGAAGTGCTGTTCTTATAAGCCCTGCGGCCTCCAAATGGACAGGTATTATCTCTTGCATATTGGCACGTTCTTTCTATACTAAACCCAGCCTTTACCCCTGGATCATGAGTTTTACGGATACACAGAACAGCACTGCAAGCTTGATACCTCATGATCTCCTGTCTATAATATTGAGTGAATTGGTTTTGGTCTGGAAGTGGATTATATGATGATTCATGTTATATAAGTCCTTTTGAATAGTATCTCACATCTGAACTATTTGTTCAAGGCTTGCTTGCTGTCGTTGGCTGTGCAATGCCTATATATAGGAGTAAATGCCGGGTGGCTTGTAATTCCTGTTAGAGCTGATTATTTATTTTAAAATACTTTGATATATCCCTTGACAAGAGCTTGGCATTATGATATACTCTTAATATGAGTAAAGGGAAAATGTTAATAGATGGACGGGGAAAGACTAACAGGAGGGATAAAATGAGGGATCAAAAATTGAAGATGGTAAGTCAACCAGTTTACGGAATTCAGTATCATATTTACAGGGATCAGGACTCGGGGTATGAAGTTTATGCGATATACCAGGGCAAGGCGTTTGTGACTGAGTGCTTGACTTGGCCTGAAGTAATGGGAGTTATTAAGGATAATAAGTATGATATCTATGAAGGTATTACTAACTAACAGGAGGGGTATAACATGAAGAGATACAGGTTACAGAAAGAGCAGAATCATTTAAGGACAGAGAATCAGAGCAGGGTATTTATTAATGCTGAAAACATGGCCGAGGTCGAGCAGTATTTGAAATCTAATGGATCGGAGTTTGTGAGGTATAGTAACTTTTCGGATACAGTATATTATAAGACACTAAAGAAAGGGGGGTAACATGAACACAGAAAAGATATGGGACTATATCACAGAAAATGAGATCGCCACAGAAAAGGAATTGAAACTTGTGACTTGTATCAATGGGTATAATGAAGAGGCTTTGAACAGTGTTATATAGGCCAGAACAGGGTATCATGATATGGAGCAATTAGAGGAGTGTGAAGGATAACAGGAGGGGTATATTATGACAAAGAAACAGGAGATGTATAGCAGGATAGAAAAGCATGGGGAAGATCTTAACAGGATATTCGATACTGGGATAGATAATGTGTCTTTATGTAAGAAGCTGTTAAGGATAGAGAATCAAGCACATAGGCTATCTACGGACTATTGCAATGGAGATAATAGGGTTGATAGCGAAACATGGGGAAGTTTATCAGATAAAATACTTGATAAAGTAAATGAGATATTAAAACACAGGGAAAAAGGCATACCTATTTTAATCAATGGGGACGCCAGAGGCTATGCTTTGAAAATCAGAGATGATTATATGAAGCATTATTGGTACGCCACTAAACAAGGGTTTTTCACTGATATGGGTGGATATGGGATACTTGCTCCGGACTTAACTTAACTCTTTTAAGAGGAGTTTTTGGGTACTAATATCTTTGCAGTGTGCTAGAGTTTTCAAATGACAGTGCTAGGGTTTGATGTGTAAAGTGTAAAGTGTAAAGTAGACCCCTAAATATAATAGTATAGGGGGGGGTTTACAGTTAACACATACCCCTAGTAACCTGGAGAGAGAGCGGTGCAGGGTGCTAGGGATGGGGACGGATGACGACAAGAGGAGGAGTACTATGGAAAATGGGATTTGGATGGGTATTGTGGGGTTCATTGTAGGGGCAATTGTAGTATCACTTTTGATACTGGTATTTTAAGGAGAGGGGACTAGATATGTATAGAGATAATGAGAGTGGGAACAGTATGATTGATGGGACACAGGGGGTCCCGGGGCCATGGGACAGGAAGGGAGAGGAGCCTGTGGAGTGTTATTACTGTGGGGACTTGGAAGTGGTTGGGGTCATAGGGGATGAGCCAGCTTGTCAGGAGTGTTTAGACTATATGGAGTTTGAAGCAGAACAGGCAAGCGATAGGGTTAAGGAAGGGGGGGTATAATGGAGATAATAAGAGATGAAGAATGTGCGGGGATTCTGATGATCCCATTATTTGCAGAATGGAGGGTCAAAAGGTGTAACTTTGTTGATTGTAAGGAAAAGCCTAATACTATAATTAAAAATGGACATCCTAAGGCACCTGTTTTTGGGTTATGTGAAAAGCATTACCAGTTAGGCAACAAGCCAGGGGGCGGGACAATGAGGTTAGAGTTTGATAATTATGCTAAGGAAGGGGGCTAGGATGGAAGATTATGAGAAGATGGTTAAGGAGGTAGATGAGGGCTTGTCTAAGCTCTATCGTGCCTTACAGGGCATCCTGGAGAGCCAGAAGGGTATTGTAGAGGATGTTAAGGAGTTGAAGAGGAGACAGGGGGGAAGGGATGAATAAGACTGACATGTGGAGGTTGAAGGATATGAGCCGGGAGGATTTGCTTGATGAGTATAATTGTACCTGGAATAGGGTTGATGGGGTTATGGATGGGGGTTTTGGGAGATATGAGCTGTATTATCTAGAGGAGTTGCTTAGGGAGCTGGAGTTGAGAGAGGATTGTCCTGATGAGTAGTTTGAAGATGTGCAATAGGGTAGAGGTTTATATGCAGGTGGTGTGTTTGGTCAGTATCTGGATAGTAGGGGTATCATTGGTTATAGGGTGTATCAATAGGTTGGTAAGGAGGGGAAATGAGTAAGTATGTATTGGATAGAAAAAACCATCTTCGAGTGCAGGGAATCTTGAGAAGGTTTGAAAAAAACTCACAAGATAATGGTAACTGGGGATATGAAAGGAATAAAAAGAATAAACAATCCTCTTTCAGTTTGGCAATGGCGGAATTTGCGGAATGGTATAATGAGAAGGAAACAGGGAGTCCTGATGAGTAGGAGACGACATAGCCACTGGAGGATGATGGGGTCGGCGTTCCTGGCTGGGGCTACTGTACAGGCCTACAGGGAAGAGATATGGGGTTGGATAGGGAGCCTGATGCCCTGGGAGAGGTTCCTGGTGTACAATGCCGGGGTTGGTCTCTGGCATAGGTTTTGGGAATGGATGACCTAGCGGGTGGCTAGGGTGGCAAAGGCGGTCTAGGTGGCCATTGTAGGCTATTCAGCGTACTTTAAAAGGAGGTGGGAGATATGGATACTTCAAAAGAATA